GTGCGTCGACGGGCGACCGCGATCGCCTCGTCGGCCTTCGCGTCGCACCACTGGGCGGAGAGTTCGTCGAGTTCGCGGCTCACTGCGCACCCCCGATCTTGCGGATGACGGCGCCGAGGTCCGGCGACTCCCACGTCTCAAGCTTGCCCGAGCGGTCCTTTGCGAGCCATGCGCCGTCCGGCGCACACTGAAGGCCGCGGACCGCGTTGCCTTCCGCGTCGCGCTCGACACGGAGGGCGAGCACCTCGTCGAAGAAGTACGGCAAGGCTTGCCCCGTCTTGTTTCCCGGCATTCCGGGCGCGTAGGTGATCTTCCCGAGTTCGTCCGTCGTCTTGTCGAGCTTCGCCGTGACGTAGACGTGATGCGTCGGAACGTCGCGGAAGGCGCGCACGAGCTCGGCGAGTTGGTCTTGCATCGCGCCGTAGGCTTGGCGCGGGTCTTTCGCCGTGCGTTTCTCCGTCGTGAGGATGACCTCGGCGATTTCCGAGAGCGAGTCGATCGCGACGCTCTCGAACTCGCGCGACTCAGCGGACCCGACGAGCCACGAGTAAGCCTCGTGGAGTTCGGCGATGGTGCTGATCGTGATGTAGGGCACCTCGTCGTCGGCGAGGCTCAGGAGCCCGCCCTCCGCCGAGAGAACAATGGGCTTCGGCAGCGTCCGAATGAGCGACGTTTTGCCAGCGCCCGCGGCGCCGTACACGAGCACCTTCACCGCGCCCGCGGCACGAGAGGTGCGTTTGATGCTGATGGCCATTTGGCTTGTTCTGCTTTCTCCGTCGGTCGGGGGATCCGGTTGACGGGGTGCACCGGCGGGGCATCGAGCCCCGCGTTCCCTCATGGGCGGTGCCGGGTGGCGGTCAGACCGCCGCGACCTTGTTCACGTCGGCCCAGCGGAGGAGGCGACCGTCGGAGAGCAGGTATCCCATCTCGCCGTTGGTGAAGTCGCAGTTCGGTCCGGGGAGCCACGTCGCCGTCGTAATCGTGAGCCCGCGCTTCGTAAGCGCGTTGCGGACCTTGCGGGAGAAGTCACGGGCGGAGAAGTGGTGCTGCGTCATCGTTTCGTTCCTCATCGCCTCGGTCGGGTGATTCCGTTTGGGCGATGAAGAGACACTAACCCCGCGCGCTTCTTTCGTCAATGTTTTTTTCTCTCGCCTTGTCGTTTTTTATTCTTGCGTGTTAGCTTGTGCGTCGCGTATGCTTTGCCGTATGCTGACCACTGAAGAGATTCGCAAGCTGCTGGCAGACCGACGGCTCGACATCGTGGCGAAGGCGACCGGCATTTCGCCGCTCACCGTTGCGCGTATCCGAGACGGTAAGGGCGACCCGAAGGCCTCGACCCTTGAGGCGCTCTCCGCCTACCTCGAGGCCCGCAAGTGACTCCGCTCGAAGCAGCGCTCGCCTACGCGAGCTGGGGCTGGCCAGTTCTCCCCATCGTGCCGAACGGGAAGCTCCCGGCGACGCAACACGGCGTGAACGACGCGACAACGGACGAGGCGACGATTCGCCGCTGGTTCGAGGGGCACGACGATCGAAACGTGGGCATCGCCTGCGGCGCGGCCTCGGGGCTCGTCGTCTTCGACATCGACCCGCGCAACGGCGGTGACGATAGCTGGTCCGCGTGGACGGACGAGCGGGGCGCGCAGCCTGACGGCGCGGTGCAGCTCACGGCGGGCGGCGGGCAGCACTACCTCGCCGCATACGTCGAAGGCGTGAAGAGCTGCAAGCTGCGCGACGGTATCGACCTCCTTTCCGATGGCCGTTACTTCGTCGCGTTCCCTTCGCGCATCGAAGGGCGCGAGTACCGATGGGAACTCAGCTCGGACCCGTTCGACGGCGTGGCCCCGATGGGCATCCCCGCGCGCTGGCTCGAAGGCATCGAAGCGAAGCGCCGCCAGCCGGTCGCGCTCACCGGCGACGGCTCGCTCATCACGGGCAACCGGAACAACGGCCTGCACTCCCTTGCGGGCGTCATGCGCCGTTATGGTATGGGCGAGCCGGAGATTCTCGCCGCGCTCAGCGTCACCAACGAGACGCGCTGCGACGTTCCGCTGCCCGCCTCGGAGCTGCGCCAGCTCGTGCACTCGGCGGCACGCTACGAGGTCGAGCACGACGTGGCGGCGAACGCCGCGCTAGGCGACGACATCGCCCGCGACATCCTCGCACTCGTCGAGGCGAAGGCCCCGAGCGAATACTTCTTCAGCCGCGCGACGAGCTTTCTCTCGCAGCCTGCGCCGCTGGAGTGGGCGGTGAAGAAGTGGATTCCGGCGAGCGGCACGACGATGGTCTTCGGCGAGAGCGGAGCGGGAAAGACCTTCGTGACGCTCGACATCGCGTGCAGCATCGCCGCCGGGCGCGAGTGGATGGGCCAGCGCACGAAGCCCGGCGTCGTCGTCTACCTCGCTGGCGAAGGTAACTACGGCATCCGGCAGCGCGTCGCCGCGTGGTGCCGTCATCACGGCGTCGAGAACCTCGACAACCTGCTCATCTCGAACAAGGGCATCGACCTCGACTCGGCCTCCGCTGCGGCGCAGATCATCGCAGCGGTGCGCGAGCTGACCGACGCCGACTCGGTGATCGTCGTCATCGACACCGTGAACAATCACATGTCCGGCGACGAGAACGCAGCGCGCGACGTTCGCAACTTCTTCAACGCGGCCAACGTGGTCGCCTCCGCGCTTCGCTCGGCGGTCGTGCTCAATCACCACGTCGGGCACGGCGAGGGGGCCAAGGGGCGCGCACGCGGGTCGAGCGCGTTCAAGGCGTCGCTCGACGCTTCCATCATGGTGTCGAAGGCCGACGACGGCGCGATCGAGCTCTCCTGCGTGAAGATGAAGGACGCGGAGGCGCCTTCGGCGATGTTTGGCAGGCTTGAGCCCGTCGCCCTCGGGTGGGTCGACGAGGACGGCGAGGAGATTAAGGGGGCGGTGTTCGTGCCGACCGAAGCGCCGCCGCCGCGAATCAAGGTCGACGGAAAGCTCGCGGAGTCGCGCTCGACCTTCGAGAAAGCGTGGTGGGATTCAGGCTGCGAGCTTCGCGACGGCGCCCCGTACGTCTCGCGCTCTGCCCTGCGTGAGTACATGACGAAGAACGGGCGGAGCGAGAGCTACATCAAGCAAGCGATGAAGCCGAGCGGGGGCAAGTTCATCCAAGCTCTGACCGATGGTGGCATCATCGCAGAGCATGAACACGGGTGGATCGTGTGTGACGATGCAAGTGTAAGTGGGTTGCGCATCGCGTCGAAAATTAAGGGTACCTGAGGGTACCTGATGGGTACCTAGGTACTTAAAGGTACGGGGGCAAAGGCATCTAGATGGGTACCTGAGGGTACCTCTCCCCTTTAGGGGAGGTACCCAGGTACCCTCGCTGATGCGGCGTTGACGAGTACTTAGAACGTTTTGACGCAGCAAAGAGAAGACGAAGAAAAGATGAAAGCAAATGTAAGAAGAGGTCGCATATGAGATTTGAAATAGTCCACCCAAGACCATGCACGGAGTGCGACTGCCATACGCACTACTTGGCTCACGCGAAGACGATGAGCGGGTCGACCGTGTTCCCGTACGTCTGCACGGCCTGCGGGAACGTGTCGACGCAGTACGAGAAGCGCGCGACGGCGGAGTCTATCTGGTCGGCAAAATACGACGTGCCGGAGGTCGAGACGAAGACGCGCAGGCGATACCGAAACGAGATGCCGTCCTGCGTCGTCTGCGGTGCCACCGAAACCGAGCGGCATCACTTTGCGCCGCGGCATCTGTTCGGCGACGAGTGCGAATCGTGGCCAATCGCAGATCTTTGCCGCAGTTGTCACAAGCGATGGCACGACCTTGTGACGCCTGACATGTCGAAGCGTGCTAAGAAAACCGAAGGCGAACAATGAGCAAGCGCAACACACCAGCGACGAAGGCCGCGAAGATCGACGCCGTGCTCGCGAACATGTGCAAGGGGATGTCCGCGTTCAAAGCCGCTCAGGCCGCGGGCGTTAGCTGGACGGCGTGGAATGAGTGGGTGTCGAATGATGCTGAACTCGCGAACAGGTACGCGCGCGCGCGCGAGAGCCTAATCGAACGCATGGCG